AATCTCGCCTTATACAAAAAGTTGGTGGTTATATTTCAAACCACCAAACTTCTTAACCTTCTTTTTTACCAGCAGGAAGCGGCAAAGATGCTTTCGCCTTGTCCTGTCCTGCCTTGAGTTCAGCAAGCTGCTTTTTCGCAACTTCCAACTCCATAGCCTTACGATCAAGTTCAGCCTGGAGTTCATCTTCTCGAGAAATATGCGCGCCCGGAGAACCAGTGGTGATAAATTCCACTTCCTCTTTCGCGTTCCCAACAATAATCGGAACAGTCTTTTTCTCGTCCCGATAACCAACAACTTTCGGATATTCCTCAAACTTATAATCAGGGAAATCCATGTTCTCGTAAACCCCGAGATACTGCTGTCTAGCTTTAGCCATTTCCATGCTCCTTAAAGATGCCGGGGGCCGAAGCCCCCAGCTTTTTGCGATTAGATGATGTCCGCGACAACCACGGCCCACTCAGGACGAACCCAGAGATAACCGTAAAGAACGTCCAGACGGGTAATGAACTGATCCGACTTAATGTCGAAGCCAGTGACCATGCGAAGCGACACGCCGTCCATACGCTCACGAGCGACTTCCTGCATGTTCTTCGGCATTTCCAGATCGGCGGTCGCCATCGTGACGGCATCGGGAATAAACGCAAGGTTCTTGCGATAAACCGTGCCCGTCAGCGTCAGGCTGTTAATCTGCGCGCCGTTCGCAGGCGAAGCAGTAACCGTCTGATACTGAACCGGATTACCACCGGACGGCGGAACGATAGCCGGATAGATACCCAGCACACCGCCAGCGTAGCTCGTCACAACGAACTGCTGCAGTTCACCCGTCGAAACCTTGGTGATGCGGTTGACCGCGTTCACGCCAGCAAAGGTGATGATGTCGCCAACGGTGAACGACGAAGCGCCAATCGTGATGTTGATGCTCGTGCCCGTCTGGTTCGCACCGTTGACGGTCGGAGAAACACCAGCGACATACGTGCCAGTCGTGTGCTTAATAACGGTCTGATCTTCGAACCAGTCGAAGCCAATCGCGTTATAAACTTCACCCTTGCGATACTGCTCGGAGATTTCCGTCGCAGGATTGAGAAGACCGGACAGGTTCTGCACCGTGCGGGCCATGGAAACCGGATCAAGAATGAACTTGCGGTTATCCGTGGGGGCCGAACGCAAGGACAGCAGCGCCTTAGCCTGCAGCCAAGTGTCGAGCGTCGGACGAAGCAGATTGCCAGCAGCGTCAAAGTTGCCGACAAGGTTCGACACTCCGCCTTCAACGCCAGACATAACGTCCGCCGCGACCGCGCCGACCAGATTGTTCACCGCCGGAGCAAGAATGCGCTTGGAGTAATCGTCCAAGGACATCGTGCGCTCGGCAGAGTTGAACGACACGTCAACGCCCTTCTGGGTGGCGAGCGTCAGCGTGGTGCTGGTTTCCGCCGTGTCCTGAATCTGCGCGACCGGACCCGTGCGAACGGTGTAGTCGTTCGGCAGGCGGATACGCAGGCTCTGGCCGATCTTCGCGCCGGTAATGGCGAACTGATCGTCATACTGCGTGTCGATATGCTGCAGGAACGAGTTGGTATTGACCCAGAGGCGAACGGCCTCACGGGTAATCATGTTAATTGTAAGAATTGTATTCGACATGGCCTACGGCCCTCCTAGTAAGTGCGCGGACGCGCTGTTCAAAAGCCAAAAGCATGGGGGAGTCCCCTGCGTTTCGACGGTGCCCGCGTCCGTCACTTTGTCGGGCCAGCCCAGACCACTTACCCTGCGGCCAGAGAGGGGGGATCGTAAGGTGATCCCGCCTACCTTCTGCGACGAGTTGCCTCGTTGCGTAATCTTGCCCATTCTTCCATAGAAATGTTGGGATCGTCAAGGGTCGCCGGAGCAGACCCGATACCCTGCACTTTCGGAGTAATGGGCGGAGGAGCAGACGAAACACGTTTCGGTGCGTTCAATCCACTCGCTAATTTTGCGACCGCCACCGCCTGCCTTGTCGGCGGAAGCATCGCAATCCGCGCTGCTTCATCAGGGTTCTTTGCCAGATGATAAAGCACGTCCTGCGGATTTCCAGTTTCAATCGCAGCTTCTGTCAGCGTGGTCGGAATACCACCTAAAATCTGAGCCATGTTGTTAAGCTGCGGAGCCCAATCGCCAAACTTGTTCAGGCCCTCATTCCAAATCTTGTCAGTCGTATCTTTCCAAGCCTGCTGTTTGGCGAGTTCCTGGGCCTGCCGGTGAATTTCCAACTGCACGGTGCGAGGATCGTAACCAGCATCCTGCGGCTGTTCATAAGCCTGCGGCTGCTGATAGTATTGAGCCTGCTGCAGTCGTTCTTCAAGTTCACGCTTTTGGCGAGTAAGCTGGCCGATGCGGTCAAGCAGGCCCTGCGGGGGTTTCGCAGAGCTTTCATCGGGAGCAGCATCGTGGGGAACGCTATCTGCTACCGTTTCTTGACCAGCATCGGCCACAACGGGAGCCTCGACAGCGGCTGGTGCCTCTGGCGGTGCCGCGCCCTGCTCTCCGTCACTTTGGCGCATCGCGCCTTCCCAAAAACTTTGCATACTTAGAAGTGTTTTCATGTTAGGCTCCTGCACCGTGTTTCATTTGAAGGACGCCCTCACGTCCTCGACGCAACGTAGCGTCTTTCACCAAGGCATCATATATCTCTTGCTTCAAGTTGTCATCCATGTTCGTAGTCAATAACTGCGTCAAAGTGGTCCTAGCAGCATCAAGATAAAGCGCCCAACAGGACGACACATACGCTTCGCGATCTGGATACTTTTCATAAAAATCGTTTGAGCGTCCAGCGTTCTTTTCATAGACCTCCTGCGCCATTTCCATCGCAGTTTTTGCCACTAACTTATGGGCATGTGCGCCTTTTCCAGGCAACCTAATCAACGGCTCTCTTGACATTTTTGGCTCCTTTAGTGTGAAGGGGGAAGTTCCCCCTTCTGTTAATAACCCTGATTTTGATAATACTGCTGGGTTCGACGGCCACGTTCGGCCTCACCTTGCCCTGAGATACGATCAATTAAACTCGTGACAAGGTAGTTCAAGTTGCCTTCCCAGCCTGTATCGCCAAGCCCTTCAGGACGAGTCGGCGGAAGCGGAACAGCCCTCTGCCCACCGCCAGCCGCCCCTCCGCCAGCCGCACGTCTTCCTGCACCTTTTGGCATTTCCGGTCCAGCGCCTTGACGAGAGCGGTTAATAAAATTCATCCCTTCTGCCCCCGGCATAATACCGAAAGTCGGATAACCTTCTGGCGAAGTGCCATAAAGCGGAGATGCAGGAGCAATATTAGATGGCTGCATGGGATTATTCGACAAAGACGAAACTGGACGCTCCGTGCGATCTGCCATATACATCACGCCCGGACCTGCTGCCAAACCCAGTCCTGCCCCAAGTGGACCAAATCCCCGATAACCACGCTGTGTTCCAGCACCAAACTGTTCAGCCGCGCCCATCGACGGGGTGTATGGGCCGCCTTCCATCGTGAAGTTCGGACGATAACCCATTCCATAAGGTATCTGGCCCTGCGGCGGAACTTCTGAGAACTCCCCTTCTATCAGCGTCGGACGCATTCCACGACCCTGTGCCATCGTCGGAAGGCCACCACCCTGCGAACCACCAATCTGGCGAGGAGCAGCACCTTGCTGCCCAACAGGCTCGTAAACCAGTCCACCCTGCCGATACGGCACAACCGCCGAGCCCATTTCCTCTGGCGTATATTCGCCATACATTCCACGCGCAGCACCTGTGCCCATTCGACCACGGCGATAAGCGTCCATCATGTTCTGATCGAACTTGTTCATCGGCGTCGGACCAGTAGTCGTGCGGCCCATGCCACCCGGAGCATACGACTCAAAGTCCGTGACAGCCATTTCCGGCGCATAACCCTGCGTAACAAACCGCCCAGTCGAAAGGCCGACTTGGTTCTGCTGAAACGGCGTCATCGGGCGCATCGACGTGCCCATTTCTGGCGGGACGTTACGATAATACGGCGCAACTGGCGCAGCCTCCGCCATGCCTTGCGGACCGCCCAACATTCGCGGAGCAGGAGCCGGAAGTCCACGCATACCCGCAGGACCTTCCAACATTCCGGGTCCAGAAGGCATTTCACGCGCAGGAGAAAAGGTGGTCGCCCCCATCGGACGCATCGCACCCATCGAACCAACACCCAGACCCAGCATATAAGGGTCTTGCTGTTCCTGTGCGAACATCATGCCGCGCCCAAACTCCTCCGGGTGCGCTTTCCGCAATTCTTGCAGCCGCTTCACTTCCGCCTTCGTCGCTTTCTGGCTTTCACCAAATCGCTGACCAAACGGGGTGCCCATGTCGCCCCCGCCCAATTCCGAACCGATAGCCTGCACCGTTCCATACAAACGCTGCAGCGGGCCGATGTCGCCCATAAAAGGGTTTGCTAAACCAGCCCGGAACGCTTCTTCTCGTCTATCACGCGGTGCCATCTCACATCTCCTTCGTAACGCGGGCCATCATTCCGGGCATTTCCGGGTGTGGCGCATAAGCATGTCCATCTTCTCCACGAAACGCGCCTTCTGGCATTTCGTGATCCTCAAGCGGCAACGCCATCTGCCGTCCCGGCATCTGATCTTGGTGCCCTTCGTAGGTATCGCTGATCGGGACTTCGGTGCTTTCCTGCACAGCCTGATCGGTGATTTGCGCGTTCTGCTGCGGCGACATTCCCACATTCTTGAGTAGAATGTCGAGACGCTTCGTGATTGCGTCGTAAACCTCGACC